TTTTTGTAATTATATATTTCCCCATTGCAAATTAAAATACAGTCATCAACACAAATTGGCTGACTAGATTGGTCATTCAACCCATTAATTGCAAGACGATGAAATCCGAACTCAGTATGGTTATTGATAAATTTGTATTGAGATGTTTCAGGCCCTCTTTTTCTACCTTTTTGAAATGCCTTATTAATAAAAGCATGTTTATATGAATATTTAGATGTATTTTTGTTGAGTATTCCAAATATACCACACATTAGATAAATATGTATTAAATATTTTTATATCATTATTAATATATATAATGGATAGAGTAGATGAATTAAATAATAGATTAAATAGTAGAATGAGTTCATCACATGCATTAGAACCAGTATTTGACCCAAGACCGAATGGAACGAGGGGGGGATTATCAAGCCATGATGAACAGCAATCGAGTGTATCACTGAATCAATATGAAAATTATAATCCAGAAACAATGTTTGTGCCAATGACAAAAACAGGACCTTATAAAGGTTATGCTACACGTATTCATTTAGAAAATGAATTACGTCATCAATTCTTTGCATTGCAACGAAGTGAAAATGGTGCGTTTATACCATCAACACGAAGTGATTTATATAATTCAGAAGTATATTCAAAACCAAATAATGCAGAAGATAGAATGCATGAACATAATAATTTATTTGTAGAAGAAGGGTTTGCAAATTTTAATCCTGGAGAGAATATTCAATCAAAAGAAATGTTATTTAATAATCATACCCAACAATATGTTAAGGATTCCAAAATAAAATCCTAAAATATTATAGTATGACCTCACAAGAATATATAAATAAAATTACATTAGAGTATTTAGGCACAGTTCTAAAGAAAAATGATGAACGAGAAATCATAGAATTAGATAATAAACAGGTTAATTTTTATAAAAAACGTTTATATGCTGCATTTAAACAACATATAAATGCATTAATAAAATCTTCAGATAAGGAAGAAACCCTATATGGTTCCTCCGAAGATATACTAACAGAATATATCGATAAAAAAATAAAAGAATTTCGTATAGATGATTTTTCGGATTTGCAGACAACAGATTTATCCAATAGTATTATATCATTAGATGCAGTGGAAGATGCAAATATAGAAGACCCAAATACATTATTGTTTAATAGTGCAGACCAAAATACAGTAACATTAGATGACTTTGTAATTAAAAAAACAATAAAAACAGCCGAACCTATAGTGTATCCACAACAAAAGAATATCATGAATAAGAAATTTAGATATAAAGGAGTTAAAAAACAGTTGAAATAAATTATGAATATATAGTATATGTTTGGAGGTATGTTTTCGACGCGAAAACGAAAACCAAAGAAAAAACGCAAATCTTCTTTAAAAATCACAAATTGTTATGGTGGTGTAGAAAAACGGGATGGAACCTGTTATACGCGTGATAATTTAATAGAGATGCGTAATTTATGGAATATAAAACATCCAGATAGACAGATACGTGCAACTGACCCTGAACAAATCTGGAAAAAGTTTGATGAATATCTTCAACATGTATGTTCTTCAGAAGCATGTTGGTTAAAACAACAGTTTATAGATAAGAAAATATCTTCAAAAATATTTGACAAAAGTTTTTCGCCGTCAAAACCATCAAAATGGAGAAAAAATCCAGTAGAATGGTTAGATTCATTAGATATACAACGGGTAATGAAACAATATGAAGATACTAATGATAATTTTGAATTTTATGGTGCCGCGCCTATAGATTTTGATGATAAATATAAAGGAACAGACCAATGTGTATTTGAAGAGATTTGCAAATTAAATGTGCAAGAACGATATAACAGGGGGAAAACAAATCTTGGATTTATATTTAATTTGGACCCCCATTATAAATCAGGAAGTCATTGGGTATCATTGTTTGTTGATTTAAATGATAATTATATATTTTTTTTAGATACAAATGGGAATTCCATACCAATTCGAGTGAAGGAATTGGTAAAGAGAATAAAATCACAATGTAAAAATGATTTACATAAAAAAATGCGGTTTATAGATAATGCCCCACGTCGTCATCAGTATGAAAATACAGAATGTGGTATGTATTGTTTATATGCAATTATAGCACAATTAAAAAAACTACATACACCACAGTGGATTAAACGCAACCGGATACCAGATGACGAAATGAAAGAGTTTCGTGATATATTATATACCGACAGACTACCCAAAAAACTGACTGTTTAGATTCTATCTTGTAAATCATGAATAGCATTGATAATATATTCTTGATTTTTCAAAATTTTAACAATTGCATCTCTAATATCAGTATTATCATTTGAAGAAACACTATTATCTTTTATTTCAGTTGTGTTATTAGATATAGTATTAGATATAGTATTAGATATAGTATTAGATATAGTATTATCATTTGAAGAAACACTATTATCTTTTATTTCAACCGTGATATTATCATTTGAAGAGAGAGAATTAGAACTTTTGCTGTCATTTGTTAATTCATCTGACCATTTTACATTTTTTTTAATAGGAGTAATGTCAAGAACACCATTTTGATTAATTAATTCTCCAATTTTTATATGGGCTTCTTTATTTTTTGGTATAGGTGGAGGTAGATTACTTGATTCTCCTGTTAGCCATTCTTTAACACTATTCTCATCAATATTATTATATGTCGGCATATCTAAATTTCTTTTTTCCATCTGTCTAGAGAGAAGTTCATCAATATTACCAATCGGTTCATCTCCTTTACCATCACTAAAATCAACAGTAGCAGGTGTTGGTATTTTCATCATGTCCTTGAAACTTTGTTCCTTTTCTTGTAAAGAGTTGTTAAACATTTCGGTTTTGTTTTTCTTAATAACACTTGGGGATGTATATATTGATAAACCCTTAATCATTGTAGAGAGAAAGGCCTTGTTCATATTAACAAGGGAATCATTATTACTACATTGAATTTCTATTTGTTTAATAGTAGATTCAAATAATTCTGGAATATTAACATTAGGAGGGACACTATTAAATTTTCCCTGTTTATCCATTATTGACCACAACATACCCTTGTTTTTATCTGTATTGAACACATTCATCTTAATATAATAATATTGCAAGTTGTTTATATTGTTAATAATGAACAACTTCTTGTTTTACAACACCCTTTGAATTTTTATTATTTTTAATTTCGCCTATTGGGTCAGGCATATTACCTTCTTTGTTCTTTTTCATCGCATCCATATATGCAATGAACTCACTGTGATTATAAAATTTGTTGGTATTTTGGTCAATAACAAATTTCTGTTTTGTAGCGGGTTTCTTTCCTATTTTTTTACCTAAAAATTCAGCCACAACCGGTTTAATTTTCTCAGTTTTCTTATTTTTATCTCTCATTTCATCATTTTCTTCCTTATTATAATCAGGTATAAAGTTATATCCATCTGGATTAGTAACTGAATAGCATACTATATTTTGGCCATTATGAAATTTACAATCAATCGATGATTTTTTAATTGCAGTTAAGAGATAATTAGAAATTGTCTGTTTCAAATCAGAAATTTCATGTAAATATTCATCTGTTGTTATTACAGTTTTTCCATCAATGCTTCTATCTTTGAGTTTTAATTCAATAGCATTTTTATCTCCATCGTCTAACTGTTTCTTACTAATTGACATAAGATATATGAATACCTTTATGTTTCTTAATTCTGGCGGCAATGTGGTATGACTACATATACGTTTGGCACGACCAATTACTTGTTCTCTCCTTACAGGATGCCAATAAGGTTCTGTTATATGAACAAAACGAACATTTTTAAGTGAGATGCCTTCGGCACCAGATGCAGTAATCATAAAGATTTTAATAAAATCACCCATTGTGTTTTTAGGTTTATTATTTAGGATTTGTGTTTTTAATTTTGTTGGCAAAACATCCAAGTCATCATTAAATATATTTCTTGTTAATTCTTTTTCTTCTGCTGTTTCAGTACCAGTGTATAATGCAAACATTGGATTTTTTTCCATACCAGCGGGAATATCCATTACCCATTCACCGTCACTATCGCGCTTCAATTTGAATTCAATATACCCATTGTATTCAAGTATTAATTTTAGAATTCCAATTCCTTCAAGCGTTCTAAATTGACTATATATTAAGTGTTTGCCTTGATTTGCTTCATCTAATATGTTTTCAATTAATTTTTTAAACTTTGGGGAATATGTTTCTAATGCATCAAATGATAATGCATCACCACCCATTTCTTTTAAATTGATTAATGACGTTTTAATACGCTGTTCATATGTCTTATCAACATTATTATTAATTTCTTGAGCTGCCTGTCCAACTTCATCTGCCATTATACCTTCAATACCTGATACTAATTCTTCTTCACCTACAACATCAATTACATTTTCATCAAAACCCTTTTTAATATTATCATCAATATTTAGTTTTTCATTTGGCATTGGTCGTTCGAGTGCGTCAGGAAATACATAATTACAGAATAGACGAGAGAATATACGATATGTTGAAGCAATATCATCATATAAATCTTCTGCCTTTTTCTTTTTCTTGGCAATATTTTTTTCCTGACTTCGTTCAACTGCTCTTGCTTGATTATATATACCAAATTGATAATCACTGAAATCCAGTTTTTCTATAATCAAATCAGTTTCAGTATTATATTTTGGCATTAATTCTTCCTGTGCGCTTCTATAATAAGACGTTAATCCAACAATACGTCGCATTAATAAGGTTTCATTTGTTAGTTTTTTGGTATTAAAATCAATAAACTTTGTCATGAATTCCTTTAAATCATCTGGCAATGCCTTGTATTTTATAGATTTTACTCGCCTTTTATCAAATGTAATCTTATCTTTTCCAAGCACACTTTTAATATCATCTATAAATACTGTATCCGTAATTTCACCCGTATTATGTAATACGACTCCTTGATGTTTGTCACCTTCAAATTTATTAATAAATCCATATGGAGTTCGTGTAATTTCAAGAATCTTTGTGTTGGCACTATAATTAATGTAATCAACATATGATGTTTTACCAAGTGTATTCTCAAAGTATTCTTGATCCACTTTTTTTGAAGTTTCAGTATTGATTGGTATTTCCCATGTTGAAATATTGCCTCTCAATATGTTAAATAGAATACCAATTTCATTTGGATAGTTAATCATTGGTGTTCCAGAGAGAAGCACTATTTTTGCATTATTTGCTTTCATTAACGCAATATACATTTTATATGCTAGTGACGCTTCTTTTTTTGTCTTTGCCAACTTTATTTTATTTACAATTCTACTAATAAAGTTATGAGCTTCGTCTATAATTATCACTTTATTATCAAATGGATTTACTTTTCCATTCTGTGTAAGATTATCATATTGATTATTTCTAATACCATTATAGTTAATAAACTCATATTTATTTTGAATCATCTTATTAATTTGTTTGTCGAGAGAGAGTTTGTCAGCTGGTGATAATGAAGAATAATTTTCGGCACTATCCTCATCTACTACCCATGCACCGCGTTTATCCATTATATATGACTCTTGTAAACCAAGTTTTTCGGCAATTTGTTTAATATTGCTTTTAACAGAAGAAGAACTCATAAACGTCCAGTGTTGTTTGCGTTTATATAGTGGGTCACCACATTTTTTCAGTTCTTCTATATAATTCATTCTCAATGATGCTGGTGTCATTACTAATATTTTCTTGAAATTCTTTAGTCCTTCTGCAATTGCAATTGAACCACATGTCTTTCCTGCACCTAAACCATGATATAACAACAATCCACGATAAGGTGAAAAAATATTTAAATAATATTTAATAATCTTTTGATGAATCAAAAGGTCAAATGATGTTTCTGTGCTAAAAATAGATTCACATGATGGGGGGTCTTCATCGGCACCACCAGGGACTGAAAACATTTTGTTAAGCGATGTATTCATTTGTTTAATGAACATTTCGTGATTATCAAGATAATGTACTGGTGTTTTAACATTAACATCATCGGGCATATGGTCAAAAATATTACTCACATTATCATTTACAGATACAAATGATTGTTTCTTAGCATTGGCTTTATCGCCTTGTGCCCCGGCTTTATCGCCTTGAGCCCCGGCTTTATCTCCTTGAGCCCCGGCTTTATCGCCTTGGACTCCATGAACTCTAATAATTCTATCTTTCTTAGGCACTTCATCTACTGTTTGTGGTATAACCTTATAATCTGGAAGTTCTTGTTCGCCATCAGCAGCAACAGGTTCAAGCGTATCACTAGGTTCAAGCGTATCACTAGGTTCAAGCGTATCACTAGGTTCAAGCGTATCACTAGGTTCAAGCGTATCACTAGGTTCAAGCGTA